AGTCGGTTCCATCCGTGCAAGAATAATAGGTGGTGTTGCCATCACCTATTTGACTAAACGCCTCAAAACCACCAACTGCACCAGCAAGAGTATATGTGCCAGTGCCTGTGGTGGCTGTTGTTTCTTTTACGCGGTCTTTCAGAACGAGTGCCATTACTTTAACTCGATTGTAAGGTTCCCAGCATTGATACGAAAGATATCACCCGTAGCAATGGTCTTTGACGCATCTAACGCACCAATAAACAATATGTTGCCGCTACTTGCCGCATCAGCAATAAAAGCATGTGTCACAGTGTTGCTTGTACCAGTAGAGGCGGCATACTCGATGTTCGCCGCGTTGGTAACTGTCTGTTGGTCAGTTGAGCCAGAAGCCAACGTCCAACTAGCCGCGTTAACCTGTTGACGCGCATACGCACCAAAGGTTGCCTCTGTTACTGTGCCAGCTTCCGCATTGGATACGGCTGTTGCCAAGCCAACATAAATGCTGTTGCCCGGTGTGGTAAATGAACTGGAGTTGTTCTTAAACAAGAAGTCAAGAATCTTGTTCTCCAGATATGTGGTTGCCGCGTTACTTGTTGCCATTGTAAAAACTCCTAAGTTCTTGGCTTATTCGGTAAACCCCGTCTATATGCGTCACCGTTTTCTCTAGCTTCCGCTAAATCTTTTAGACGTTGCATTTCCTGCACAAACCTTTGTTCGTACAGTTGCATCATATCGGGTTCCCCCTTCATGTAAGTATACGCTTCTACAAGAGAACCGTAAAGTAGAGCGTTAGGGGCGTTCTCGCTCAACCATGAGGTGCCAGTACCTGCACCAGCAGTTATGCTTGCTGGACGATAATAGTAGTGAAGTTCTACTGTATATGCTTGATTAGGTGTGGGGCTTAAAATAAAATTGTCTACGTCAAAAATAGCGTAATATTTTGGAGTGGCGTTTGCCCCTGCTTCATTATTATACTGTTGTATAAAATTAACATCTTTCAAAAGTAAAAAATTTTCACTGCCCGAAGTAGTTATTTGCAGAGAAAAAGGCGCCAAATAATCAGATGGTACAGAAAGAAAAGAATCCGCAGCAGTCAGCGTTGATGTAGCGTTTTTACGAAAAAGCTCTAGATCAACTAACGTAAATATACGGTCTTCGGCAGACCTAATAAATAAAGGAAGATTACTTACAAAAGAAGTTTCAGTATACTCCGTATAATCTTGTATAGCATCTTGCAATTGTGTGTATGTAAATGACATCAATCAATCCTTAAAATACCGCTAGTAGCATCGGCAGTCGGCATCGTGATAGTAAAGGTAGAAGCGGTTGAACTTTGGTCGGACCCAAAGTCGTACACAGCAACAGCTTTATTCGATTTGCTACTATTATAGATTAATGCGCCTCTCGCAGTGATTGTTGAATTACTTATTGCTACATCGTTAAAGTCAACAAGGGCACTCGTGCCATCCGTGGTTGGAGCAACTACAGTTAGTGTTTCGCCGCCAGCAGTGTAACCAGTGCCGGAAATCTCGTTTGTAGTGCTATACGCAGTTGTAGACGCGCCCAGAGTAGCCACGTTTGTATACAAGGCGATCTTAAATGTATCAGTGGTGAAGTCGTGTTCTGCTTCAAAAAGTTCTTGCTTGAAACTTGTACACATAGCTGTGGTGATTGCCATCTTCTACTCCTATAAGGTATTCACTCTGTAGCCCATGCCACTATGGACTGAGCAATATGTATATAATGTTGGCGCACCTGAAGCTACAGTTATCTGGGTATACGCCCCAGAAGTGCCCGGAGTGCCCACAGTGGTTACGCCCGTGGTGTATTGTACACCTCCTCCGTGTGTTCCGTCTTGTGTTGTTGAAAAGCGAAGAGGATGCCCTGAATTACTAGCATCTGACTGGTCATAACGATAGGTGGAACCTTCATTTACATTCACACCAGAGACTCCCGGCAGTGTTCCGCTTTGATAATATTTGTTACCACTTCCGGGGTTAGCAACAGTAATGGTATAAGTCGCTGCTATTGGAGTAGATACGCTAACGGAAGGTGTTCCTGTAGCACCTGTCCCAAACACCCCCGTTAAGTTTGTAGACCCTGAAACAGGGCTAGTCGTTCCAGTAGGGACCATAACTCCCACTTTGCCAAACATTTTAGGAACGGGTATGTAGCGAAGAGTTGTTGTGTTGAAGGTAGGAAACCCAACAGTTACTGGAATTATATTGTTTGTATCAGGTCTAGCGTTTTTTAAAGATTCTGGATCAACCGCGTCTCTAACAGGCTCTAACTGCGGGTGTTTTTGTTCAAACTCATCTGGCCCTACCGCGGCACCCGTCCACTCAATCTTCATATCTCGGTAATCATAACGAAAACCGGACCTATCGGAGATAAAGTAAGAATGCTTTCCAGACGCATACCGAGCCATTAGCTTACTCGTAAATACTGATAATAAGGTGTTACCTTAAAAGAAGACCTGTCGCGGTCTTCTGTGCGGGCTCTCTCAAATTCTTCTTCATAAATGGCTTTTAGCATTTGAATGCGGTCAGGAGATCTTTTAAGGGCTATATAATACGCTAAACCTGCCGCTAAACACGGATAAAACCTGAAAGGCATGTCCATTGTATTTGTTAAATCATCCGCGTCATCCATTCTTACAAGCGCGTCATAGACAATAGTGTCTGTCGAGTTTTCAGGGGTAGAATAGAGGTATAGTTTAGGAATAACCTGTCTATCTAAGAAAAACTGGCTCGGGCGCCCCTCACTAGCTTTATTAGGAATGGTTAAATACCCGTCTCTGCTTAATCGAGAAAGTGTAATATCTGAGCCACTTCTTCTACATACTAAAGAAAGAACGTCAATTACATCGGATCCTAAAAGGTAAGAACTCGTGCCTGCTGTTAAAGTCAAAGTGCGCTGTTTTATGGTCCATTGATTCAAACCACGATTAGCCCAATCTGCTAACAGCAAATTGAGCGATCGTTTTGCGGTGCGAGCATCGTATCCGGTTTTAAATTCGATGCCACACCGTTCAAAAGCTTCTTCAATGTAGTCGTCTACTTGAAGCTCAAAGTTTTTTGACCCAGAAGTTGCCATTACTTCTTAACTTTCCCGCCTTTACGCATCATTTTCTTAGCTTTAGCCATACCGCCACCGCGCATCATCATAGGCTTTTTAGCTTTAGCTTTTGCGGCACCGCCACGCATCATTTTCTTAGCTTTTTTCATCATTTTTTAATTTCCTGTACAAATTGTTTCTTTTTTCATAGAGCTTCTCAGCCCCATAATATTTTTCACAAAGATTGTAATACCCCTTCATTCTAAGCAAATCAGAGGATTCTTGCAACTTTGTCAGGCGTTGTAAGAATATCATAGCATATGGCGTCTTGACAGTCGATTCAAAGTCATCAGAGTCTAAAAGCTCATTACCCTCATCTTCCGGGTGAAACCCCATGAGAAACATATCTTTGTTTATAAAAAACCCGTTAGAAATAGCCTCATTTAATTGGTCTAGATATTCGTCCATTTCATCTATTGGCAAAGGACAAAAATCTATTAGAAGCACCACATCTCGTGTATCATCCCATTGAGAAACTAGCTTGTATAAATCCTGCCAGTTAGCGTCATACTTAAAACAAAAACCTACCCGGTTATCCTGCCATGCTTTTTTAGCATAGGGGCAGGCAGGTAGGTCGTTATAATATTCGTTAGAATGCTCTAATGCATGTGCAGACCATTCCCGGGTTTCCCGTATAATAGCCTGTTCAAGTTCAAAATCAGGTAACATGTGCCCCTCAAAACTGCCGTACAGACCCCTTTGTACGCTTTCTTCTGCCGTTCATAACCTTTCCGCAACCTTTAGCAACCGCTGTACCAGCCACTGCTTTACCTTTGAAAGGACGCTTGACCGCACCTCCGTCGGCAAGGTTTGTAACCTTTGCGGCCTTTGTATTTGATACCACTGTCTTGCCTTTTGCTCCAGCTTTCTTCTTTTTTCTCGCTGTAGACGCTCTTTGAGATTTTGAGAGGCTTCGCGCTTTTGAAGATGGTAGACAGCGGTCTGGGTTCTTTTTGTCTTTAGATGTACCGCACTCACCTTTGATATTGCCGGAACTGTCAATTCTCACCCATTTCTGATCTCGCCACTTCTTTAACTCGCCCATTACTTTTTACCTTTAGATTTCTTAGCATAATTAGGGTCTTTACAATATTTAGACGCCGCCATGTTTGCATATGCTGAAGGATACGTATCAAAGGTACGTTTCGCCCATGCCTTCCCAGCAGGGCATATCTTTGAGCCTTTACTCTTACTACTGACCTTACCCCCTTTTCTAAAATAAGTGGGTTTTACAGGCTTTGATTGTGGGCCTGTGTTAATTTGACGACGCATTGATGAACGCGATATCATTTGACCTCTCCAATAAGTATTGTTCCCAAAGAGGTTTAACCATTTCCTCTACATTGGCAACTTTCTCATGTGTGACGGCAAGTTCTGTTTTAACATCAACCATGTTAACCCCTAACCAACCTAAAAAACCCAAGATAGCCGTAGCTAACAAAGTGTTTAAGTTTAACATTTCCACCTCTTTCTAGCTTGGCGTAACCTGCTATTAGGATCTTTAGCCGCTTTAGGAAACTTTTTCATTTGACCCGCGCTACGAGCACAAAAAGATTTGCGCCGTTTAGCTGCGGCAGACCCTTTTTTAACTTTTCCTGTAACAGCCGTTTTTAGTTTGGACCCCGGATTTGCTTTACGATAAGCTTTTACTCCAGCCTTAGTCATTCCCGCCCCAGACTTTGTGGGACGGAAATTCTTTTTATTCCGAGGCGGCATCTTAGCTTTTTTACGCTCTGCCATTCGGGCCTCTTTTAGTTGTAAAACACAGTAGCCGCAGTGATATTAGTGAGAGTAGATATGTGAATATCACTCACACGGATGCCATTCGACGGTATGTTTACGGAGTGTGTCGTAGATGCGTTAAAGTCCAAATCTAGTACGGTAGAACCGCCGTTACCATCCGTGATGGTAAGGCGGGGTGTTCCAGAGCCTGTCTTTAACTGTATCTGACGAATGCGGGCAGGGCCAACAGACAAGGATCCTGTAGCCGTGATTCGCTTCGATTGTACATCAGAATCAGCCATTATAGACTCCCTATGCGGCGGCAGTTGCGCCTGTGTCTACGCGAATGTAATTTGTACCGTCGGAAAACACAAGGTTTCCTGTGCCATTACCAGATGACTCAGAAGCCTTTAGGGCGTCAGAGCAAAAAATAATGCGGCCTGTGCTATCAGCGGCGGCGGGAAGATCGGCAAAAGCTATGCCTGTAGATTGGAACCCATTAGTAGAAATAATAGGACCTGAAAAGGTAGTATTAGCCATTTGTATCTCCTGTCGTGGCTAGTGTCAGCCGCACCATGCGGCTGTCAGGGATAATTCATTATACAATAAAAAAGGGCGGCATGGAAGCCGCCCTTTGCGTTTCATGTGAAACAAATTTTTATGCGCCCGGAGTACCGAACACTGAACGCCAATCAGAGACGCCAAAGCTGTAACGCTCACGCGCCTTAAAGCGCATGTTACCTGTGTCAAAATCACCTTCCATGGCAGTTTTGATAGGTGAGCGGTTAAACATCTTGAAGCCGTTAGGTGCGTCTGTCTTAATGAAAAACGCATCTGTGTCTGTCAAGAAGTGGTTTACCACCGCGCCGTCTGGGAGCATACCCATGCTCTTCAGTGCATTAGCGTCGTTGTCGGCAGTGCCAGAACGTAGGTTTGAGTTAATTACACGCTCTGCAATAAACTGTAGTTCTTTTGGAATTACAAGTTTCATGCCGCGAATAGCAACTTTTAAGCCACGCTCATCAGTAATTCCTGCAATGTCGATCAGCATCTGCTCGAGAGAAGTCTCGTTCAGGTCTGCGGCGACTGCCAGAATGTTTGACTGATTACCAGACAAAGATGGGTGTGCGTTTGAACACAAAGCCGCACCGTCACCAATTGGTGAGCCTGTGCTAAAGGCGTTGTTAAGGACAGACGCGGCTTTAATTTGCTTTGTCTGAGCCATTGAACGAGCCAATGCCTTTGTGTAGCGTGACGCAAGACGATCATAAAGATTGTCTTCAATTGCTTCTTCAGTGATTGAGAAAGCAAGTGCCACTGTTTCGTGTGCGTAACGAGCGGTGTATGTCTCTTGAGCATCGTCAAAAGTGATGGAAGTTCCTTCACCTTTAACCGGGGCTGTTGAGAAACCGCCGAGCATTACCTCTTCTTCGAAGGCGCGGTCAGATGACTCTTCTTCAAAGATTTCAGCATGTTCGTTTTCGTAACGGGTGTATTCCAGACCGAACAATGCGTTCAGACCCGGCTCTAGCTCTTTAGCTAGTTGTGCGCGAGAAATAGCCATTTTCTAAGTCTCCTTATATGCCTGTAGACAACGAAGTTGTCTGTGAGGCCGAAGCCGCAACTGGCGCATTATGGTGGAAATTAAAGCGAACAATGAAGTTCACCCCCGCTGAAGCATATTCCAGATTTGCAGTATCTGTAGTGATACCCTGAATACGCATAAGCAGTGTAGCTGTTGTAGCGGCAGTCGAGATGTCCAACTCAGTGGTCGCGCGACCATTGTTTGTTGAACCGGACTGACCATTTGCCAGTGACACGTTTGCGAAAATGTCTGCCAGTGCAGTAGCACGGTCAGTCACGGTTTCGTCCGCGGCACATAAGAACAACTGGTTAGGGTTGTCAGCAACAAACGCCTTAATTGGGAAGTTTGTATCTACGCTAACATTGTTAGACCCGGGCCAGTAGTTTGAGAAAACAACCTTTTTAGTGTTGCTGTCTACATATTCGACGCCCATAAGGACCCCAAGTGCTGGTACTGTACCACCATTCGCCGCACCAACGCGATCAATCAAACCAGTAGCCAGTGGAATTACTGGACCGTACTGAAAGATAGCATTAGTGTTGTTTGATGCGATCTCATATTGAGTCACACCTGTGGTGTTTGCACCCGCACCGTTGAGGCCAATTGGACGCAGACCAAAAGCAGTATCTTGGTTTGCCATTTATTTTCTCCAATTTAAAGTCCTAGTTTTTAGGACCACCAAAGGTTACACGAGATTGACGATCGGGTTTATTGATCGCCATAGTAGAGTGAGAATTTTCTCTCATCATATCATGGTCAACAGCCTCAATCTGATCCTGAGTCCTACCATCAAAGTAAGACTGCCTCTCAGCAACTGTTTCCAGAGGAATACGAGCGAGAATTAATCCGCCAACTCCAAACACACCAGCGTATTTTCCTGAATCCAAAACGGGAGCCTCGAAATCTGGATACTCATCTTGGCGAACTAATTCGTAGCCTTCGCGTAGACGGGCAGAAATATTTTTCTGATCGTCAAAGCCTCGAACCTCTGCTCTAATCCAACGATGCTTGTACCCATCGGGCGCAGGCGGTGCGTCTAGCATAGACGGGGGAGCCCATGGCTTTCGCCGTGTCTCTTTCTCCCTTGTCTTGCTAGCACGAGAGTTACGATCAATGCCTTCGGTTTTTGTAATTTCAATCTCGGACATTTCACTTACTCCTTTACGTACTTAGCATACTCATCAAGAGGAACACCCAATTTCTTGGCTATTGCAACTTGCGAGGGGGTCAACTTGACCTTGCGGCGTCCAGAATTTTTTGCAGTCCTAGATGCAGAGGCCACCGTCTGAACGGGTCGAGAGCCTTGCTGACTGGATTTACCAAGCTTGTGCGAAAATTCTTCCGAAACACGCTTGTCTAATTCATTATAGTACTCATCACTGTTCGGGTCAAACCCTTCGTTCTCAATAAGCCTTTTATGTATGCCAAAAGCCGCATAAGTCATCACTTCGTCTTTACCAAACCACGGATTACGCTCCGCCCAATCCTCTGCTTTAGGATCCGGCGTCACTTGCTGTTGCGGAGGCGCTTGTGGTTGAGGGATTTCTTGAGCGGGCGCCTGTTCGGCACGACGTTCCTGTTGAGCCTGTGCTTGGCGGGCTCTTTCACGAGCAAGGGTTAGTGAGGAAAGCTTTTCCTGCGCGTCCACCGCCGCATCAGTGTCCCCAATAGACATTGCTTGTCTAAGGGCATTCTTAGCCGCCTCAAGCTCACTTTCAACACGACCAGAGTATTCCTGCACATACCCTTGGTCTAATTTATCTAGACGAGCCTGAAGTTCAGTGGCTTCACGTTGCTTTGCCTCTGCATATTTAATAGCATCAGCTTCCCGTCGCTCTGCCTCGCGGCGTAGCTTTGTAAGCCTATCTATTCTTTTCTGAGATTCTGGTTTTTCTGGAGTAGATTCCGGCTCAACCTCGGGAGAAGCAGAGACTTCGGTGCTTTCCTCTTCAGGTTGCTCGATTTCAATTTCTACGGCGTCTTCCCGCGGCTCCGCCGCAAGGTTGTCGTCAGAGGTATTTTCATACCCCTTTTCTTCAGCGTTTTGATTATCCATTTTTATCCTCAGATGTGTAAAATGTCTTCAGGGTCCATAATTTTAGCAAGAACTTCATCATCGTTTAAAATTCTTACTTCCCCGCCCTCAATCTTAAAGCGTGAACCTGCATACCTTGCGAAAATTACCCAATCCCCTTTTTTGCACCACATGCCCATAGGGAATTTTTGTTTATCTTCGTAAGCTAATGATCCTACTTTAAGGACGTATCCCACTTGCGTGGAAACTTCATTGTTTTCAATCACTTGATTAGGGAGATAAATACCCCCGTCGGTTTTGGACTTCCCTTTATACGGAAGAACCAATAAACGCCAACCCGTAGGTTCCGGCATTCTGTCCATAAGTGATTTATCAATAAGTGAGGGGTCAAGTACACGATCTGTAGACTTTACCCAAGGAGTAGACGGTGCTTCCGCGCCGTTTTCTGTTTCAACTTCATCAGTCATTTATTCGCTCCTGTTTTTCTAGCAGGCTCTTGAGTTCCTGTTCAATATATTCCAGACCATCTAGGTTTCCCATTAGCTGTCTGTAATGTTCCATATCCTTTACACTGTTGTTAACCAAAAGCTCCGATATTTGGGTCTTTTTGTCTTTTACAAGTTTCAGAATAAACTGTGCAAGATTTATCTCATCCATATAGGATATGTACTAATTATTCTCGTACCTGTCAATCTTTTGACAGGTATAAATTTATTTTTTCTTAAACTTATCCAGACCCTTAATCCCCAGCGCGGCAGATATTGTAAGGAATAGTAAATAGGTGTACCACTCTGGTAATTCATTTAAGCGGTCAAAGCCGTTTTTTACTACATTTTCCATGCCCGGGATGAAAACTAGAATTACGGGAATTAATACAACTACCGTTACTATTTCATCCTTGAGTGAGGATTTTGTGGACTCCGCCATAATTAATTCCCACTTACTGTCGTGAGTGGCGGCGGTCTTCATTATTTCTGCTTTTGCTTCTGCCTCAGTTTGTGCAAGAGTAGCTTTCGCTTTTTGCTTGGATACTTGCCCCTCAACAAAAGACCCTGCCAACGATGCGATAGGACCAATAAGAGCTTGAAACATGAGTTACTCCTCAATAAAATCTAAAATTTCCCCGTTTAAAACCATTACCTTTAGTTCTTTACAAGACCATTTCTCATCAAAATTATTTGTGTGCCCTACATTACGTTTTATTTTTCGGCGTACAGACAAACACTCGCCCAAAGATTTGTACGGGGTATACTCCGCCTTTTCCCCGCCGATTACCAATAATAAAACAAAAGTAAGTTCAACCACCGTTACGAATCTTCTCTAAATTTTCTTCTAGGTTTGTTATCCGCTTCTCATAGAATTCTAGCGTTAGCTTCTGCTGCTGATCGTAGGGCGCTTTACCGCTCTCAATTTCGTTTTGTAACTTTTCTAGCTCGGTGGCTATATGCTCTATCAACATAAACTGCTCAGAGTCGGCAGGCAGGCTACCCATTTCGCCGCGAGGCCATTTAATTCTAAACTCGGTGTTCTGCTCAAGGTCAGAGTTCATCATAGTGATGTTTGTCTCAATAGTGTTTAATCTAGCTGTTAGGCCAAAATACGCCCAAGTTGCGAGAGAGACAGCGCCCAGCATTGATATTATATTACGAAGCGGTAATGCTACCTCTGTATTTTCACTGACTCTTGGCATTTTTAAACCTGTGCCTAAAGAACAAAATTAAGTTTACAAAAGTGTTTAAGGTAACCATCAACACTAACCAGTATTGTAATTCTACAGGCATCATTTTTTCTCGCTGTTAAGCCAGACTGCAAAAGCCCCCGTAAGGGCCCCTGTTACCGTTGCGGTCAATGCCGTAGCCTCTGCGGTTATCATTCCAGCATCGTGCGTATCCATGAACCATAAAAGAACATGAATATACATATAGGTCATCACCGCCATCATGGCACGAGGAAGTAATTTCCAAGCAAGGATTTTTTCAAAAGTCATACTCATAATGTTGTCAACCATAATAAAAAAACCAGTGCCCCTCCTACTAAACAAATCAGCGAAGAAATGAGTAATATATTAACAATTTCCTCTATTCGCTTCTGTCGTAACCTTTGTTCTTCCAACTTTTGTTTTCTAAGTTGTCCTTGAATGCGAATCACATCGTTCCAAGCGTTTATCCCATAGTTTGAAATCAAAAAATTACGAAGCTCGTCCTCCATTTTTTCCGCCTTTTTCTTAGCGGCATACGTTTCTAAAGCCTCTTCTTCAATGCTTCCAAAGCGGCGGCTTTTAGCTTTCTCGTGAGAAGTCTTAACTGTTTGTATTGCTCCCATCCAGCGTCCAATGTCGCCCGCCATGGTTTCCAGTTCTCTGCCGTGTTTAAAACCCGCGCAAATAGCCGCATAGCTCGCCTGTGCGATTCCAATAGCTGTAATAGGATCCAACGTATATCCATCCTAAAAATCGAGCCCCCTCTTTGCTCTACTTACTTGCACCCAGTGTAGCCCCCGCCCCTTTTGGCGGCGCCCATACCACGAGCAGTCATGCGACTCATTGTGGTAGGTATAGAAACTTCCTTGGCTTCTCCATATGGAATACGGCCCTGACCATCGATCTCGGCGTAGGCGTTTGCTTTAGGTGCATCTTTAGGGGTGTTGGTTACGATTTTTACTGCGCTCATTTTACGCTCCTTTGTTTCATAATTTCACGTTGCATACCTGCTTCAATACGCGCCGCAGTCTGCTCTTCTTGACTTTGAATGCGCTCGTCAAACTGGCGAGACTTATCTAACAAGGTTGCCTGCTTGATATCCAAAGTTCTATCTGATGCTTCCTTGTCATTCTGTTCTTTAAGGGCCTCTAACTGTAGCTCTTGTTCTTTGAGAGCCACTACAGGGTCCTGCTGACCTTGGCCTGAAATTTGGCGCCCTATTTCCTGAACAGACTGCAAGCCTTGAGCCATAAACTGTGCGGCTAAAGCATCCACTTGCATCTGTATTTCGGGTGGGATCTGCTGTTGACCTTCGATTCCCATCTGAGCCATAGCTTTCTCAACCGAATCAATTTGAACGTGTTGCATAACATGCTTCTGTACCCCTACGGCAACGGCAGGGTTAGCACCCACAAGTGGGGAAGAAGCAAATACAAGGTGCGCCAAGATATGAGACTCGTGGCTTTGGCCCGGAAACGCCTGTAGCTTAACGGCATCAAGGGCGTCCATATTTTCTTGGGCAGGGTCTTTTGGTACAGGCTGTACATTTTGCTCATTCTTCAGATACTTGTCGATGTCACGAACGCCAAGCGCCTCGTACATGTCACGATATACCTCATACATGTTATGCATTTGTGGCGCTTGCGCCGCTAACTGCATTTGTGTCTGAGCAAGTGCAATTCTCTGTGCTTGTGAAAACACGTTAGGATTAGACACAGGAATGACATCAATGCGGTCATCAAAATCCTCTGCCTTCACCGCAGAATCAACACCCTCAATGGAATACGGATATACTGGTGGCAAGCTCTCTGCCATAACACGAGACAAAAGCTTGAACTCGATTTTCATGGCATAGTGTAGGCGCTTATGCACTGCACTCATAACACGAGAGCCCTGTTCCATCAAGGCAATAGTGGTGCCTACAGCCGCCTGCTGGTTGCCGTCACCTACCTTCATGTCCGTAATAGTGGCGAACCTACGGCCCGCATCTACGACAAAGCCCAGAAGGCTGAAAAGAGTGTTATCAGGGCCTTTGAACGGCAAAGGCATCAAACTGTCCCGAATCGCGCCGCCCGGAGCGTCTACATCTCTAAATTCACCCGGTTGCAGAGGCTCATCATCGTCCCTGATCCGTAGTCCGCGGGCCTTGAAACCTGCTGGGAGGTTAGAAAGCGTCCCAGCATCAATCAATTGCCGTAAAGCAGAGGTCGCGGTCCGCGATAACCCGCCAATGGTATGAATTAAACCCAATCCGTAGAACCCAAACCCCGGTAAAAACTTATAATGCACAAAATACTGAATTTTCTGCATGGTATCGTCATCTTCGCGGTAGTTTCTGCGTATCGAAAGCACCTGACCGTTGTCCTGCGACAAAGTTACGACATACGGAAGCTTGATTCCGGTTGGCTCACCGTCTTCACCAATGTCCTCGTACCCCTCAAGGTCCAAATCGACATGACATTCAAGCATCGTACAATCATAGTCCACGGACCCCGGTTCCATGCCCGTGATTCTATCCAACTCATCGGTTACACTGTCTTCATCGCCCTGCTGTGGAAGCACAGGGATGTCCCGATAGAAGCCCAAAATCTGTTTTTTACGCAAATCATTCAAACTCATACGCACGACATGCGTGATATTTGGGCAACTCTCTAAATCAGAGGTTTCATAGGGCACAACGAGGTTCTCCGCAGGGATGAATTTACTCACCGCGCGGTCAATACTCTCGTCATAGTAGACTTTCTTGAAGGTACTACCTGCTAATGGTAGATAAAACAGCATCTGATCCATGTCAGGAGTGTAATCTTCCATCACATTAGTAATGTAGTAATTCATAAAGTCCTTTACTCTCAGAGCTTGGTCGGACTTTGCGGCATCCCCAGACCCAACGATAGCAGTACGCACGGGTCCGCCCGCTGGCAACAACTCGTTAAAGGCTTGTGCCTGAAACTGCACCGCGGCCTCTGCCAATAATGGATGGGTGACTCCACTTGCTCCTCTGAAGGGCTCCGCTCTTTCGGAATAATTGAATCCCAGTAGTTCCAAACCGTTAGCGTAAGCATCTTCCCAATCCTGTCTACTAGCTTTGTTAGCGTCAAAGTCGCTCATAAGTTCGCTTGCAACAGACCCTAAAATGCGATCATCCATGTCTTCTGCAAGATTTGAATAAAAATCGCCCTCTGGAACCTCCCCCATAGGGTCAAAGTCAATGACAGCGCCGCCATCATCTTCCATTTCAACGTCAATGTCTTCAGCAATGCCCGATAAATCCAAAGTACCGGGAGCTTCAATCTCAACTTCCGCCATCAACTCCTCGGGGTCAACTTGCGGATTCTGGTTTTCTACCAGAGAGACGGGTGGTCTAGCCATTATACTTCCTCGTTAATAGGGGAACACGCACATCGTGGCGACATTCCTCGGATAAAAACAGGGGTGTCTTCCCCTACATAAGCCCCCACTACATTATATTCCATAAACTCTATTGCATCGTCTAGGGTCATGCCATCCCTTTCCTGCAATATGTGTACGCACTTGTCCCAATCATAAGCAATCATTGTAGGGGACCCACAACGCTCTGCCGAACCTATAATTGCCCCGTCAAAACCTTCTGCCTTCATCATAACATACTCCTCCTTCATTTCATATATTGGATAAACTCTGCGATTCCAGCCCTTACCGGACCGCCTTTTTCCATGTTTCGTGGGCTCTGGTCCGCGATCCGAGATAAGTTCTGCGGGGAAAACGGACCTTCGACCATTTCAGAACCGTTAAAGTACCTTACTTCAGCGCGAATGTTAGGCACACCAGAAGCCGCGGCTACCGCGGCACGAGTATTGCCCTCTAAAACATATGCCTGACCAAGATGATTTACACCAACTACAACGCGGTTACCCTTCTGGTCTGGGTCAAACCCTTCTTCTTTTACGGATGCCATAAGACGGTCAAACTTGGGGTCCCCCGCCATACGAGTTTCGTTCATCGCGCCGGGTAAGTCATTTACAAAAGAAGACGGTAGAGTAAAAGGCTTCTCGGCCTTAACCTTAAGGTTCGGTAAATCCACGCCAAGAAGCGCGGTCTGCGGTCCGCGGAGGAAGTCATCTCCTTCAGGGCGCGTTCTTTCAAGGTACTCAATGTTTTCACGAGTGTAATCGTTATTACCGCGAGCTATGTCTGGGTTGTCTTGGTAAAATCCAAAACTCTTTACCTGTTGGTTTGAAGTGGACAGTCTACTTTCAGATAAACCCTTACCTATCAGGCCCGCAAAAGGAGCTATGCCCTCATCGTTGTACGCTTTCGCTTCTTCAAGAAGGTCGTCTCCATCTACGCGGTCAACGGCATCAAGCTCGTCCATAGATATGTCAGTGTCCCTCATCTCTTTACGGCGAGAAGCAACAGGGTTTAACAAAGCCTCGTCGGGGTTTTCAAAGCGGTTCTGTACTACACGGGCCTCTGTTTCGCCGTATATAGTTTCGTACAAATCTCTAGCTTTGGCCTCCAACACACGCTCATCTACTTCAGGGTATCGTTCCTGAAGCTGGTCAAAGATTTCTTTTGCACTACCCCCACGAGGAAGTCCTTCAAGGTTTTGAACCCCGTGCTGCGCTTCATGTAATAACCTAGATTGAAAGGTTTTCGCGTCCCCGGTATCTTTTATGCCAATCAAAGGAGCGCCTGTCGGGCTCTCGTCTGCATTCGCAAAGAACGCTTCTGGGGTCTTTTCAAAAGGGTTATTAAGATCTCTAGGTACAATCCTAATTACTTCGACGCCGCGCATTTCAGGATATTCGGTGTATAGCTCTTCAAAATCTAATACATCCTCCAACCGTGTTATCTTACTGACCGCAGGGTCTATATACAAATCCCCTCTTTCAGTGAAAAAGCCTGTGGGGTTCCCTTCTTTTAAGCCAAACGCCGCGCCGGAGCCGTAGCTAATGGCTACTTCTCCAGCTACATTTGAATTTAGAGAAGAATTTTTTGTAGGTATTTCAAAACGAAACGCATCTACGTCAGACCCTAAAACGTCAGAATCAAAGAAAGCCTTATTTGCACGGAAAATATCGTCCTCACTCTTGCCCATAGCTCTCAAAGATTTTGCGGTGACTTCCCTAGCACTTCCTGTTTGTGCCCGTCTGCCCCCCATAATACCCAGAACAGTTGAGCCGTCAGGCGCGACCCGTGCGATAGATGCCGCTGTTCCGAGGGCCGTGGTCGCTGGTATACTAAGCGGGTCAAACCGCTCAACTTCGCCTGTCTCAGGGTTATATGTCTCGCCACCAGCTAACGCGGTGCGTATTTGACGTTTAGGTAACTCTTCTAACTCTTCGCTGACCGCGGTAGCAATACCAGACGCTGTGCCAGTAGGGTCCTCAATCAAGCTTTTGAAAAAGTCTATGCCGCCAGAAACAATTGGAGGGGTCCCAAACTGCGGGTCCGAAACCTGCATTGGCGTTTCAGAATAGATATACGCGCCGTCTACCTCTTGTGCGTCCACAGAATACGGTCTGTCCACTTGGTATGACATGGGCACCAAAGGAGATATAAGCTGTGAGATAAGTGGCGAGGTTGGGTCTACGGGTAATCCGGATTTTCGTTCAGCCATAATAAGCGCGTACCTGAGTATACTTTTCTTCGTCTATGTCCCAATCGTCTGTAGGTATAGATACAAAGTTGCCTTGGCGGTATCTCATCAGCGCTTGGGTCATGCTATCAACAAGGTCATCATACTCTCCATTGGGAAATGCCGCAACTTCTTCGATAAGTTCGTCAGCAAAACTCTCGTCTGGAGCAAACACCATACCTGCCTCGAATAGGGGGGATACCGCATGTACCCGCGATACCTTGTCATTGCCCCGCGACGGGGTGAAGTTTACGACAGGAATGCCCATATTGCGTAATTCGTGAGTCAAAGGGGTCCCTGACGCTTTCGCCTCAATAATCACAGTTTCTGGTTCCCAAAACTGATACTGCTCCCATGCAATCTGCTTGAGCTCTGGAAAATCCCACCGCCCCTTCTTACTGTCCAGCAATATCAACCCTCTGGGGCCCCCTATTTCTTCGGGCCTAAATACTCCCCATGTGGTTATGGCAGAGTAGTCAGCGGTTTCTTTCTTAGAAAAAGCGGTATCATAGCTCTGTATGACATACTCAAGATTGGGTACATTGTCTTTCTCCCACCGTTGCCACCACTCCCGAGGGATAATCGCGTTATCGTCCCCGGTTGGGCGCTGCTGATACTGCGCGTTCCATTTTGACGGCGGGATAGACGCCTTTACCTTCTCAAGGTCCTCTTGTGACCAAAACTCAGGCCATGTAGGCTCGCCATCGTCCATCAAAGCAGGGAGCTCTACTATCTCCCACTGGTCCGCTTTGGGGTCTTTACCCATCTGCTTGATAAGTTGCCCGGTTAAATCCTTCTGTGACCACCGCGTCATAACAAGAATAATAGAACCCCCCGGCTGTAGTCTCTGTCGGGGGCCCCCAGTGTACCAATCCCACGCATCTTCAAAACCATTATTAGACATAGCGGTCTGTTCCGAGTGAGGGTCATCAATGATAACCAAGTCACCCCCGCGACCAGCAAGATTTGACCCCACACCCACCGCATAGTATGTACCGCCCCGTGCCGTGTCCCAACGACCAGAGGCTTTACTGTCTGCCGATAGCTTGGCTTCAGGAAATATTTCTGTGTAATCTTCGCGATCAAGAAGGTTCTTAACCTTACGACCAAAACCTACAGCAAGCTCCGTGGTGTGCGTTGCCTGAATAATTTTCATATTAGGATTTCGCCCAATAAACCATGCGGGCAAGAAGTTTGATGCAAACTCTGATTTGGTATGACGCGGCGCCATGTTGATAATAAGTCTCTTGAGGGACCCATCTGCCACCCTCTGAAACTTCTCTGCTATTATCTTATGGTGTTCGCCAGCAATGAATTCAGGCCACATAGCTTTTACAAAAGTCAGAAAGTCCCCTCTACAGGCTTCTATCCTGTCTAACTGCGCTAAACGAAGCTGTAGCTTAATGGCGCGATCTCTTGCATCATCACTCATGTTAATTCACCCATATTACTTTTACATTTTTTAGTGGCGATTTTAAAAGGGGGCATATCCGGTGCCGTGTGTAGATACTTAGCTATCTCTTCTAAGCGAGCCTCACAGCGGGATAGAGTTTCATAGGGGCCCCTGACATCCCTTATATACATACACTCTGCTCTCCATGAAAAACATAGTAGTAATATCGCAGTAAACATGATCTCTCTCCTAGAGTATATAAAAGCTTGTTGGAACCCTATTATATACTACTTTTCCCATATTCATAGCGTTTTTTTTATTATTGTTTGCGAAAAACATGGACCTTGACGTCGCCTGCACACCTAGCCCCCGTCAATTTTTTGACAGCCACGGTCAACCGTCTGATATTATTGAATAAATTAAGTTTGGCGGGGTACCTAAACAAGATCCGCGGTTCATGGATCACGCGGCGGCGGGCGCGGCAATCCTACCAGTAAACGCGGTAACCGGATCACGCGCCGCAGTACGCGGATCCCACTCATAGGTTTGAGAGGGGGCGAGCGCGGGCCGCTAGCCTTGTTTTATCGCGTTTTATTCTGTTTAGGTTATGGGATAGCGGCGGGAAATAGATCGCGCCCTATGGGCTTTAAATCGCATTTAAGGCGCATTGCACCCCATAGGTTGTATAAACTGGATCATGGTTAAAAACGGGCGTTCAAAAATAAATGGCGGTTTTATGCGGGTTTGAGGAATAGCAGCACAAAAGGCCAGGTTGTTACCTATGCGGGAAAAGGCATAAAAAAACCCCGCCTTTTTACGGGCGGGGCTGGTTTGGTTTTGCGGGGTTAATAACTGTAAACAATAATCACCCCAATCGCGAGATATAATGCTAACGCGATTAAAAAGAAAACCTGCAAGAATCGCAATATTTCCCCGATCATGATTCCGCCCCTATATCGCCCGCAACGTGATGCCGGATAATTGCGTTGGCTGGCAATCCAGCTACAAACCGCCGCAATTTGTCGGAGTCGGACTCATTCTGATTCTGATCGCTGGTATCCGTCCAGTGGATTCGCACATTGCCGCCGTCCGCGTAGCAACCGCCCGCCTTATCCGAATCACCCGCGGCCTTTTTTGCGGCGCCATGCGCGGTAAACAGGATTGCATAATCCCGATTTTGACGGGCGCAAAGTGGCTTCCCGTCCCCACACTGGGCGCAACCCCTGAAAGTATCCGGCAAGTATTCAGCGGGGCATCTAACAAGTTTAACGCCGTTAAAGCTTGCATGTTTTGGGTTGCCGTTTTTCTGCCAGTAAGAATCAGGAACAACCGAAACGGCGGGGATTTTGTTTTTTATTGCATCCACCGCGGCAGATATATTTGGCGCTGACCAGTTTATGGTAGTAGTTTTTTCGCTCATTAAATGCCGCCAGTGTAGCGGGGCAAAGTGGGAATAAGTAAAACTTTCCCCGCGGCGCGGTTTGGCTTTTAAAACGGCGTCCAAATATTCAAGATCGATCTTATCCGCCCCGCACCCTGACCCGTTCAATTCGCATGTTTTGGGGCAAGTGTTAAACTTGTTAGACTTGCCCGCGCGGTATGTAACCGCGATTCCGCCTGTTTTATTTGCGCGGCTGTTTTCCACTGTTTTAAGCATATTCAACCCCCATAAAATCAACCTGTGAATAAAACCCCATCTGCGCGGCCTTTAATACGTCCCGCGCTTCATCAATTGAATCAGGGCGATCATAAAGATCAGTCATATAAAACTTGCCGCCCGTTTTAATGATTAAGCCTGATTCATCTCCCAGTGTCGGATGCTCAAAAAAACTAATTCCGTCGATATTAAAAAGCATGTTCATAACTAAAACTCCGTTTTGTTGGTTGGTATAAGATAAAGCCTATAGAAAACTTTTAAAAAATGCAAACCATAAAAAACCCCGCCTTTTTATGGGCGGGGCTGGTTTGGTTTTTGGGGCTATTTATGCGGCCTGTAAACTGGCCTTGCTTACCGCCTGCCAATTGGCGCGAGTCATGTTCAGAACGTCCCCGCCTAACTTTTGCCAGTCATCAACCTGATCGGCGGGCGCATTATGCGCGGCGGCGGTTACCGCGTTTAAGAGGGTTGCGCGGGAAATAGGCTTGTCGTTTTCATAGCCGGATTGTCCTATAGTATTGATCAAACCCTCTAGAATATTGCTGGTTTGCTTTTTAGGTATTCTCAAAACTTGCCCTAGCTGATCAACCGCGCCCTGCGTAAATGTCCCCTCGATTACATCGCTTGCCGCTTGTTTCATCTTTTCTAAAACTTCATCAAATGATTCGCGGCTAGCATATGCCCGCGTGATATCTCGCATTTTTGCGGATAGGGCGCGATTATCAAGATCTTTTGCTTCCTCGGATAAAAGCCCCCATGTCTCAGAATCACCCCGCGCGGTTGTTATATGGCTTTTTCTGTGGCGGTTTTCTGTTTGCATCCCATTAAGACAGGCCAGCGTCCAATTGATCTGGAAAACCTGAACGGATCCATGCCCTGTTTCACTGTTAGAAATGCCGAGCCCTAAAGCCATTATATCGCCGACGTTCGCGCCCTCACCTGTGATTGTTTCAGATTTAAATCTAGCGTACATGCGGCGGTCTGTAATATCGGCGTTTACAATTTTCCAGTTAGCGTCCGATTCCATCAGCTCCGGCAAAACAGACTGCAATAGATCGCTATTGTCATAGGTTTTAAATTTATCGGACAGCCAAGCCCGCGCGGATCCATGCGTGTCTGAAAACATGTGCGATCTGATCATACGGTTTGCAGGTTCTTTTTGCCAGATAGCATTAACCAGCTGATCCCAGTTTTCAGTGTAATTGTCGCGCAACCTGCGGGCGGTTCTGACGTCAATATTTGCATGGCTAGCAATTTGATCAAAAGCAACCCCATTTACCGCGAGATGTTTTGTTGGTTCGCCTTTATAGCCTTCCAGCACAATTTCGGATTTACGCCCCTCATTTTCGCCAATGGTGCGGAATTGAGCCTGATTGGTTGGCGCAATAAAATCCGCTTGGCGGGCTTCTTGATCTAAAACCTGTTGCATTAGGTTTTGCAGGGTGCGGCCTTCGTTTTCAATAATGGTTGTCATTTTTAAAATCTCCGTTTTGTTGATTGCGGGAAAAATTCCCTGCCCCATATATGGGCTTTTTCTCATACCATGTCAAATAGAAATTTTAAAAAGTTTAACCCCGCCTGATTTAACGGGCGGGGCTAAGTTATGTTTTTACCATTTATGGTCTATTCGATTTATTCGCCTGACAGGTTTTATTTCATACTTACTGCGGGCTTTTTCGATATTGGTAGTGCCATATAACAAGAAATGATAAAGTTTAATCAGAGCTATCATCTGAATATAACCCCTGTCTAACAAAATCTGCAAGCACACGCCTATTGTCTACTCCCTCTTCTAAGAGTTCTGTCAGCATGTAGCTTATGTTCAATAAACAATACTGTTCAAAGCAGTCGCGCATTTCTTCTACAACGGCTTTAATTAATTTTTCATCTGATGTTTCACTCATCATCAACCTCCTCCACATCAAAGATCACATCCTTAATATGATCACCCCATGTTTCCTTTGTAGCTAACTCTTTTGCATCTTCGACGCTGTTAGCTTCGACATTAATCAGGTGATAAACCGTGACGTAAACCTTAAATTTAGGCATTAGATTCCTCCACCCTATCTTTTAATTCACCGTGTTGCACCGCTTCTTCCAAGGATTTCTGGGCATTGAGAGTATCAATCAACTTTTCCCTGTTGTCCCAATCGTATGGCTCGGTAAGCTGTTCAACCAAATTGTCAATTGCTACACGCACCGCGCAAGCCTCACCTTCTGTGAGAGTTAGTGTTACCAGTGATATCCTCATCTTAAATCTCCATTGTTGGTTGGAGCATATAAGATAAGGCTTATATAGGAAATGTCAAGCTGAAAAAATCAGGCCAGTTTACAGGGGCGGGGGAATAGTGGGTTGGTTCTAACAACAAACCGCGTTCTGCAAGCTCTATTGCTTGGGCTCCCGTATATACAAAAACATCTGCATTTTTATTTTGCACAATAATATATGTGGGCGCGTGTTTATGCTGATTAAGCCACGATATTTGATGCGGGGATAATCTGACGGAATTTCCAGAAGTTGTTTTTAACTCTACAAAATAAAACTTTCCCTGTTCATCACAAACCAGTAAATCAGGAACACCAAGACTAGCCCAACTTTCGATGCGCGTGAATTTAACATCAGGCCGAAACTTTTTCTGTTGCTTCTTCAGCTTCTGGTAAAAGCTCGACTCCAGATTCTTTTTCTTCTTCTGGGTCGTTTGGCGTGATATTGATAATGGAAGATCCATGCTGTTCTTTTAATTCCTGTAAAGCCTTCTCAACTTCTTCACGGCTCATACTATCAATAGAACCGTGGCGAATTTCAGATTTAGTAATATAGATATTTCCCTGCGCTTGCCCGCGTCTATATTCTGCCTGTACCGCGGCTGAATAAGCCCCGTTATCGATAGCTAAGTCTCTTATCTTCTGCATATCCCGAACATGGCGGGCAAAAGTTATGCCATACTTCTCATCGAGCTCTGCTCTATAAGTTTTAATCGCGGCAACAACATTAGGATGTTTAACAGGATTTGTTAGTTCAGAAGCTTTGACGTGTGCAGACCGTTCAGGATAGCCCGCATTAATAGCGGCCTGACGTTTAGTAATCATGCCGTCATTAGCCACAAATTCTTTTACGAATTTCTCTTGTTTCTGAGACAAAGGGGAATCAACAGTCTTTCTTGGCCTGCCTTTTCCACGTTTTGCGATTTTCATTGTTTTCGCCCTCTTATATTGTTCTTATCCTCAAAATGTAGGTTATTTTCTTATTTTTGACAAGCGTAAGGGGAATTATTTATTGTTATCAGATACATAACCATAATGTTACACCTCTAAAATGGTGTAACACAAAAATGCTACAAAAATATTTTCTTAACTATCTGTTATATATACTAAATTCATCAATGTTACATTTGTTACATTTGTTACATCAAAAAAAAACGGAAAAAAACTTTTTTTTATTTTTTGAGCCATATACGGAGCTACAAATAAGAAAATACATATATTTGAAAGGGATATCTGTAACTTTTTTGGTTTTCAAAAGTGTAACAAAAGTAACACCCCGCCCTGAAACAGGACGAGGTGCACTTAGAACCAACAAACAGAATAAAAGGAGATCTGCACTATCAACGTAGTCCGTGATCCGCGAACCGTCAAGCGTTTTTTTATATCAATGCACCATTTCCTGCGGTTCGTCAGCCGCGGACTGTGCGAGTTCTTTCGCTACTTCCACCATTTCATCCACGCCATTTTCTGGCATAGACCTGTAGGCACATTCGAGTAGCACGGTTAATATTCCCAACAGTATGAGTGTTTCGTATTCCGCGCCTTTAGAATCCACATTTTCGGACAGTTGTTCTAGTGAGTTGATACCTATTTCGTACCCTGCGCTAAAATCAGCATGTTCCGTGGTCACCGTATCGCTTTTCATCCTTGAAGAATCCTTGCCCAGTGTGCTTGTATTTCGGAAACCTTATCATGTGCTTCGCGTGAGCGTCCACCTTCGGAGAGTATATTATCGCAGTGAAGGTTAATGATCCGTTGTACGCGGTCCACGGCGTCTTTCCATTGGATACGTTCATCGAATACGGGTCCGACATGCCCGGCATTTTCTATGAGGGCTGTTGTCATGTAATCCTCTTCGCTAGGGTAATGTGCGGTAGACATATAATCCCTTTCATTAGGGTATGATTTAAGTGGGTCTGCCCAGTGTTTTTTATTCATTATCATTATCCATTTCTATTTCATCATCCATAACCACAAAGACTTGCACCCCTTCATCTTTCAGGTAGGACATAAATTCAACGCCGTCCATGATACCTTCGCCTTCAAATATTATTTCAGCTTCTTTTTCTAGCTGTTTTTCTATTTTTTTATTCAGGTGGGGCTTAAAGTCAATAATTTTTGCGGTCATATCCATCGCTCCAATTCATGTCGTTTATCATACGGGTGGAAAAATTTTGGTTGCCCCTCTTCTTTTATTTTAGCTGTAATGACGGGAGAAGCAACCCAGCCCTTTATACCTAAGTCAGACTTGCGGTTATATTCATTTGCGGCATTTTCCCAAAATTTGGCGTTTTGTGATTCGCCGTTCCATTCGGCTTCTTCTTGCCAATAGCGGCACAACTTCATTGCCCCGTAAAGAGTAATCATGTCTCCCATTCGGGGAGTAAGAACGATTTTAGGAATTTTCATTTTGACCTCCTTATAGGTGTGTTGTATATATGGGAGAAATAACATACTATGTCAAGTTTTTCTTGACAATATATACGACAAGCCTTAGTTAATAAGATATGAGTAAAACCAACTGGAGATAGAAAAAATGACTATGAACATTGAAATCAATAGTTTGAAAAAGCTTATTGATAAACAGCCTGAAGGCAGCAAAATTATAAACGTCACCCCAACAGTGGCGGAATGGGTTTTGTCCGGTTTAAATATTGGCAACCGTCCCGAAAAGCCTACTAAAATTATAGAATATGCCTCAGACATGTCTCGGAATAATTGGTCGTTAACAGGGGAAGCGATTAAGTTTGGTTCTGATGGTTTGTTAAAAGATGGTCAGAATAGGTTGCTTGCCTGTGTGCGGGCTCAAACTTCATTTACAACACATGCTGTTTTTGGAATTGACCCTGCCACCTTTCATCACATGGACACGGGTAAGCCGCGAGGCGCGGACGATGTTCTGGCTATCATGGGCGTTCCTAATGCGGGTAAGATAGCGCGGGCTTTGAAAATGATTAAGGCTTTTAGAAACGGTAGAGCTACTACATCTGGCGTCATGTCAAACCAAGAAATTAAAGACATGTATTTGAAGTTTACGGATCATGATTTAATTCAGGAAGCACATAAGGCATCTAAACAGGTTTACAGTGTAATTAATTATCCTATGGGGCAGACCACTGCGCTTTACTATCTTGCAACCAAAAACGGTGACGGGGAATTAGTAAAAGCTTTCTTTGAAGAGTTAAAAGGTAGTTATACTAAGGCGGCTCATGTGAAGTACCACCCACCGCGGCACTTGGCTACCACGCTTCAAGCTTGGAAGTTTGACCCCACCATTCAAGTAAATTCCTTTACATATAGTATTGCGCTGTCACGCAGTTGGTACAATTATAAAAGGAACAAAAATAATTTAAAGCGGGACATGTTCATTAGAATAAGTGACCGCATGATGGAGATTTAATGACTGATTGGATGAATGCGGCGGATATGACGCCCGAAGAGTTTAAAAAGTGTCTAGATGAGATGACAGATAGAGTTCATAATTTTCATAAGCATGAATCAAAACGTCCGTCTCGGTCTGACCGTTCTTACTTAACTACGGCACGGTTAGGGTTATCTAACCATATACGTCGCGCTAACCAAAGAGTTCCTACTCGCAACCAAAGACTGACTTAACTGTAGTAATTCATGCACCTCTGCCAGCTTTTCTGGCAGAGGTTTTCTTCTTCAAAAGTAGAAAGTTTTAATCTTTTTGTCACAGAGTTTTTAAGGCAGTTAACGGGGATAAACAAAACCCGCTCCCTTTCGTAGGATACCAATGCAACAATATCGCAATCTGAAGCAGACAGCGGCACTTTCTTCCCGCCCTTACAGGTGGCAAACTGGTAGCTTAAAGTTTTCTTACCATTGGCTTTTAGCTGGCTTGTCTTCACCTGTATTCGCCATAAGCGGTTATCGTATTCAGCCAGTACGTCACTACAGCCCATATGTACAATATGGGCTGGAACATCCATTTTTAACAGGCGCGTGGTGCAAATATGCTCACCTATTTCGCCAACCTGTATATTTGATATTTTTTTCAGCGTTCTTTCCCCAAAAACGCCCCTTCCAAGTAATTATGAACAAGTTTAAAAAGTTTGTAAAATGAAGATTTTATGTAGATATGCCCACGAAGATTCCTCCGTACCGGAGGGATGGACGTTTAAAAAGCTTGGTGGGCACCACGGAGCTAATGGATATGGAGTGTTAACCATGGCAGATAATAGAGAAAAGGATGATTTCTATCCGACACCACCTTATGCAACTCAAGCGCTGATGAACCATTGTCCGTGGTTCGAGGGCGGTTTTATGCATGATTATGACTATGATTATTGGGAGCCTGCCTGCGGTGATGGTGCCATATCAAAAGTTTTAAAAGAAGCGGGCTGGCGCGTATATAGCACGGACTTAATTGACCGAGGCTATGGTGATGCGACAAATGTAGATTTCTTGATGGAAAGTAAGATGCGGGCACCGTGGATTGTCACCAACCCGCCTTACAAGTTGGCTAATGAGTTCGTGAAGCATTCACAATGGCTCGTGGACAGCGATTCGGAAGCACATGGTCACGCTATGTTATTGCGGTTAGCGTTCCTTGAGGGGCAGAAGCGTTTCACTGAGATATTTTCACAGTTTCCCCCCAGCCATGTATATGTGTTTAGTAAGCGTTTAACGATGATACGGGGCGATCACGACGAGGCGTGGTATGGTAGTGGCAAAATGGCGTTTGCGTGGTTTGTGTGGGAGCGTACAGACAAGTACCACACTGCGGGGCACACTACAGAAATGCATTGGATAAACGATTAGGAGCGAGGATGTTTTGGGAACGGCAATGGTTAGCACTTTCCTCGCCCCTAATAAAAAAGACCGCTTATTGCGGTCTTTTCTTTTATACGAGCCCTTTCCTTTTTTGGATGGGACTATTCGTAATTTATACAGCGGCCTTGCTAATTGACGGGCGAAGGGATTCTTGCGTTTTTGCATAAGGAGATTCCTCCTGCATTAAAAGAGAGGCTGTTACTCCCATGTTATACAACGCTTCTGTCATAGGATTGTCTGAAGCTTTGTCCCCCCGTCCTGTCATAAATACTTCTACAGGCTGAAGGCTTTTTGGGTGATAACTAACGGTAACCGCCATGCCCATGCCAACATCTTCTGTCACGCAGGGTCTACGGTTGGGTAAATCCAACATACATTTCTCCATTTTATAAATTTGATTCTAAAAGCATATATAGAAGTGCTGGTTCAGTCTATATA